GTTACTTGCACTATCGGATTTTATGTCGTTTTCAGTTACTGAACCCGCCCCCGTTCCTTCCAACGCAACGCGTTGGAAACCCGCTCACCCCTCGACTCCCTTGCCTGAGGGCATTCGCTCCACATCTGGAAAGGAAGAAGAAGAGGAAGAGGTTGTTTCCCCACCTCCTCAAACTTTCGTCCAGTCCGAAGAGTGGATCAAAACGCACTCTCCTCACATCAATGTGAGTCCAGGTTACACTTTCTTCTCCGAGCCTTCTTCTGGTTGTCTCTTTTGCAACCAATCCCCTCACTTGCAAAGCTGTCCCTATGTGGAAGCTAAGATGAGGGCTGAAAAAGAAAAGGAAGCTCTCCGTCAACAGAAGCCTCCTCAAGGAGAAAAAAAGAATCCAAGCGCTCCATGCGCCTGGTGCCTTGAATCCCCATGCTCTTGTGTTAAAAATTTCACCGCCGTCCATAAAGATGAAAAAGGCAATGTCCAGGTTCCCACTAGTTGGGTCACTCGTGTTTTGCAGTGGCTTGCTAGAACCTTTCCAAATTGTGCCAGGTTTTTCTTTGTCCTTTATGTTTGGTCATGGCTCTTTACCATCACAGGTCCCTTAGCTTATTTCTTTGCCTATTACTTTGGCCTTGCTTTTGCTCCTGTTTTTGCTGTGGTTTTTGGTGAACTTGTCCCAAACCCTATTCTCGCTATTCTTTGCAATATCGTTGTCTCCTCAACCTATTTCGGGTTTTTTGGCCGCTTCCTTGCTAGTGTTCAATTTTATCCCCCTCGTCTTCTCCAACTCTGGGAAGGATTCTGGGATAAACTTTACAACAAGGATGTTTTGGTCAAAAAAGACATCAAGAGAGAACAAGCGTGGCCTATTTTGCGCAACTCCTTTTTCCACCTCTCGGTTTTGTCAGGTCATTTTGGAGTTGTTGGCACGATTTGTTACATTTGTGGATCCCCAGTTCTTGGTTATGTGTCCATCGTTCATATCAGTGCCTACTCTGTCATTCGGCTTTGGAAGTATTATCAATCTCCAGAAGCCAAAGCTCATCAGAATTCCTCGCGTGCTCTCGCTTGGATCGCCCTCAACCTTGCGATCGTCCTCGCTTCTGTTGGAACTTTTCTCTACCTTCTTCGTCGTCTTTTTCCTGCCAAAAAGAAGGTTTCTTTTGATCTCGAACCTGAAGGTCATAGTAAAAAATTGAGAGAACTCCAACAACGAATGCGTGCCCACAATAAGTGGGTTGCCGGTGATCCAATTGGCACCGTCAAGCTTGACACCACCAAACCCCTCCCCAAGGGCTCTGAAATGCCCAGTACCCCCGAGTTTGATAAACTTTTTTCTCAAATCGCCTCTGGGAAAGAACATCAAGGACTTGGCTATGACGCAGACTCTGGAATGACTTTTTTTGATTTTCTTCAAAAGTTGTTCGAGATTTCTGCCTCCGCTGCGTGTCTTTGCCTCATGTTCAAAAGTTTCCAGGAATTTAACAAAGCCACCGCTGTTCTCCGCAACCTGGCTTTTATGTCCAATTACGTTGCCAAAATTTTGAAGGAACTTATTGCTTTCTTTGGTCTTTCTAAAGAAGTTAAATTTGTTAATAGTGGAGTCGTTGTTTTTGACTCTTCTGACCTTAAAGAAGAAGCAGCCCAGGTTCGTAAAAACGCCGTTTCTAATTACATTCAACAAGGAACTCGCACGGCTGAAGATGTCCGTGTTTTTTGCGATTTGCAGAGGCAGATTTACCTTGATGCATGCAAGAAGATTGACGATCAAGCGGATCTTTTTCGCGAATCTGAGAAGCCTCACGAGGATGATGATCCATCATTTCTCCAGACTACTGTTATCAAGTCCATGCAATTGTGGTCTAAGCTTTTGGAACTCCCAAGGAAAGTTTATGATAAACTCACTGATACTTGTGCCGAAGCCAAAGTTTTTCTCAAAGATCACAAATTGTTGGCCATACTCTATCTTTTTTGCTTTTTCGTTACACTTGGTGTTCTCTACTATTTGTGGCGAAATTTTGAAAAAGTTAGAAAAGTTTTTTCGTGGTCTGACCTTGAAACCTCTGTTCCTCCTATGGCTGCTGAAGGCATCCAGAAAGGACGAGATTCGATGGACCAAGATCTCCCAAGCGACTCCGACACTGAATCAGGCGATCGTGCTGGCTCCAGGCATAAAGTTGGGCGTCGCAAGTCCCGCAACGCTCAAGCAAATGCTGAAAGGCAGCTCATGATTCGCGACATTCTCGCCTATGAAGGAAAACCAATTTTGCCCTCCGAAATAGTTCAAAAAGCTGTTGTTTTTGCTGAGAAGTACAAGCAGGAGGAAGTTGAGGTTGATTGGGTTGAATTCATGCAAGTCCGAGAAAAAATTTTCAAAGACAAGCTTGAATCTCAATCTGGAATTAATTTCGCTGACCCTAATTCTGCCAAAGAACACAAAACTTTTTTGAAAAGAATGACTTCTTTTGCCACCACTCTTGCCTTGATCTATCCTGCAACAGTCATAGAGGCTCTTTTTTCTCCTACCTATGACTACAACATGAAACCTGAAGGCCTTATTATGGGAAATTCGAAATATATCCCGTACCAGCTTGTTGGTGAAGGCGCTGTTTCGCGTCTTCCTATCACCGACGCTAAGCCTGTCACAAAACGAAAAGAAGGAGCTAAAACTCCTCCCACTTCTGTGCCCAATTCTGTTCCTTCCTCTGGACAGAGCACACCAAAGCCTCTTGTTCGCACTCCTGGTGTCAAATTTACCAAGGAAGAGTGGAAAGCTTACCGTAAGCAAGGTAAGATTCTCAAGAAGCAAAAGAAACAGCTCAAGAAGGAAAGCAGCGACCCTGTTCATGGTCAATTAACTGCCGCTGCCAAAGTCCTCCAAAAAGCCCAGTCTTCCCAAGACGCCAACCGCATTAATGATATTAAGAACGCTGTTGGTCAAGAAGAAAAAGCCCTTCAGATCCTCAGTAGGAGTGGAAAACCTCTTCAGAGTTTTCGCGCGGAACAAAAGAAAGGAACAATGTCCCCAGAAGATTTTGCTCAATTCAACCGCGAAAAACAAGCTCTCCGAGAAAAGTTTCCCTCGACCTATTATGAGTATCATCCCGATGATGTTCATCCTCGTGATTTGAAGCTCAAGTCTCAAACTGAGCAGGCTACCTATCGCCGTCATGTCCATGAAGCATACAGGCGCATGTTTATTCAACTCAGGGAATCAGAAGTTTCAGCGTTTCCCATTCACAGCAAACGTTTCTCTGGTCAAAAAACTGCCGCTCCTGCTCGTTCTCCACCAAAAAACGATCATTATCGTTTTGCGCACAAAGAGAGTCCCTCGTACACTCTTGCTCCCAAACCTGAAGGTCCCTACACTATTGATCTCAGGCCCTCGACTCCCGTTGATCCAAAAGTTTCATATGCCAAGGTAGTCAAGCAGGGATTTCACGACGTTCGCCAATCATCTGCTGGAGTCACTCCTGCCAATTCAGCACCCAATTCGGCGCCCAATTCGCGCCCTAATTCAGCTCCAACTTCTCCACGAATGAAGTTAGAGTCTCTGCTCCAAATTGGAACTGTGAGACAGTGTGAGAGCGCATCTTGCTCCAACACCGTTCAGGCTCCTCTCACACCTGGCCCTGTTTATTGTGTCCACTGCCATTCTCTTCGTGCCGCTCACGAGGAAGGGAGATTGAAGACCATCAATCAAAATGGTGTCACGATTCATATTATCGACACTCCTCTTGCTAAAGAAGGTCTCAATACCAAAAACATGCCTCTCTTTGTTGATAAAATTCGCTCCTCAATTCGTCCCCTTTTTGTTCGAAATTCTGATTTGCCTATTCTCAACGGAACAAAAATTGGGCAACATTGGATCACTGCCAACCATCATGACAATGAGCCTCTCTTTTTTGATCGTGACTGCACCCAACCTTTGGGCAAAATCGTTCATTCCGAACAAGACTTGGAGTTTTATGTTCCAAGATTGTCTCCAACCGGCGCCAAATCTCTTGGTGTGGGTTCCTTGAATGTTCGTGCTCCTCATTCTCTTTGTGGTTGGATGATTGTCAATAACAGTCTCGAATTTTTCACATCTCCCACTCCACTTAACAGCGCCGGATATGGCTCTGCTTCTAGTGCTCCTGGAGTTTGTGGGTCCCCTTACATTGACCTTGAAACTGGCAACGCTGTTGCCTTCCACGTTTTGGGAGGCCAAGGAGTCACCAAAGGGTGTACTCTCTCGTCCCAGTCCATCGCTCTTCTCTCTGGTAAGACCAGTGCAAGTCCAAAAAACTAGATGCTCTCCTCGGGTCGCTTGTGCCACCCTTCGGTCCTCTTGACTATTTTATAGAGAGCCGAAATCTCGTAATAGATGATGAGGAGACTTCTCGTTTCACATTTCCCGACAACAATCATCCAATTGCTCGTGTCAAAGTTTTTTCCAAATATGAAGAAGCTTTCCCTCTTGATTACGGTGTCGCTACCTTTTTAGAGACACGTATACCCAAGGAGATCATTAACTTTGACGATATCATTGCGGGCAAGAGCATGTTAGATTATGCTCAGGTTCACTTTAATGACGAAGCTTGGCAGCTCGGAATTAACAAGTATTTCCCTGAGAGGGCAGACATATCACGTTTTGTAGACTGCCACGAGTGGAAACGCTCTGTTGAATTTGTTCAGCGAATTTTCGATCCATTCATGAGAGGATCCTCTCTTACTGATCCTGAAACCATTGTCAATGATTTCACCGCCTCAGCCTCTTCTGGTTTCCCTTTGCGAATTATTCATCCAAAGAAGGGCGACGCAATTAAAGATCCCGATGTCCTTGACTATTTTTTATATTGTTGGACTCGATCTGGTGAGATGAATTGGCCCCAAACTTACTTCACAGCTTCTTTAAAAGACGAGCTCCGACCTCAGGAGAAAGTGAAATTAAACAAAACTCGTCTTTTTGCTGCTGGCTCTATCGAACATGGTTATGTTACTAGTCGTCTTTTTTACGACCAACGACAACGATTGAAGAGGTCTCTCTTTCACACTCCTTCTTGCATAGGTATCCGTCAAACTCGACTCGATTTTGATCGTCTTTTTCGTGCTTGGAGGGAACATGAATTTGTTGGCGCCCTTGACGCTGACAACTGGGATGGCTCCATTGTAGCTTACTTGCTTCTTCAAATTGCTATCCTTCGTTTCGGATGGCTTAAGCGCTCTGCTCAAACCCAGGAGAATTGGAATAGAATTCTCAATGTTTACCGCGATGCTATTTACTCAGTTATGCTCATGCCAGATGGTTTCCTTAGAAGGACCACTGGCGGAATGCCCAGTGGCTTTGGGTTAACGGCTGATGACAACACTTTCGTTCATGTTTTCTTGTTTTGTTTTTCATTCTTGATTAATGGAGGCATGAAACTTTCAAATCCTTATGAAACCTTTGTTGAGCACGTCACTTGTTCTATGTATGGTGATGATAACACTTATTCTTATGATTCTTGTGTTTCACCACTTTGCTCTCCTGACAAAGTTATCTATGGATGCTCTCTTCTTAATGTTAAATTTTCCGACTCACATGCCACCTGGGACTCTGTCACTTTTCTTGGTCACAACATTGTTTCACAACGAATTGAAGACGTCGAGTACTTTGTAGGTCGAAGGGAATTCAATGCTATATTGTGTGGCTGGATTCTTGCCACTGTTAAAAGTTGGGAAGAGTCAGTTGAACGTTCTTGTTCATTCAGAATTATGGCTTATCTCCACCCCACTCTCTTTGATCTCATCGACGAGTATGTTCTTGAAACTCTCAACAATAACGATCCCAATCACCTTAAACCCCATCTTTGGGCTGGAGTGCTTCCGATTCCTGCTTTGAAGCGAATGTATTTTTCACGCGAGTAGTTTATCAGGTAATTTTAAATGCGAGCCTGATAAAAACTTTTAAGATGCAAGTTGAAAAAATTCAAATCAAGCCTCCTCAGAAGAAATACGGCCGTAGAGCCAAGAATTCTTCCACCTCCACTGTGATTGTGGAAACCCCTTCTCGCAAAGCTCGCTCCAAATCAGTTGAGCGCGCTCGATCAGGAACTCGTCCTACCCATATTAAAATTGATCTCCCAAAAAGAGTTCCAACGCCAAAATCTACTCCGCACCAGCGTGTTGCGAGCAAGTTCGATATACTTGCTCCCCCCGGCGAGGGGAGAATGATATCTGAGTATGTTCGTTGTCTTTTGAATCCAGATTCATGCTCAGCTAGAATACCTGATGCTAACGCCCAGCCTTCTTTTGTCTGGCAGTCTCTCAACACTTTCGATATCCTTGCTGATTTTAGCGGCTCTGATGTTGGGCGATTTTCTATTGCCATGAAACCCACTCTTGGCCAACTCGATACTGTCGATCATTACAAATGTGCCATTGTTCAGCCTGTTGACGGATTTATGCAGCAGGATTTTACCAATCCAAATACTTATCTCGACTATAACAATGGTTTCGACCCTCGTATTGACGTCAATGCCCCAATTCTCACTCAACCTAGCGGTTTTTTCATGGGTCTTCTTGGCGGTGGGACCCTTTCCACTGCAGTCCCTTTTGGTACCGCTCCTGCTTTCTCTAATCTCAATTATGGACTTGGAATTGAGTACAACGGTACCACAGGAATGTGGACCCTTCCAATTGGCACTTACTTTATTTCATTTGAAGCCAAAGCTGGCGTTGAAGACATTGACCCACCAAATTGGGTTTTCGGCACCGCTGTTGGAACGTTTACCATTATTTCCACGGGTTTTGACAACTCTGTTTATACAGAGACTGCCGCTGTTGCTCTCACTTCTGCTGGCACTATGGGTATAAATTTTGCCGGTAGTGATCCTATCACCTCTTCAGCTCTTAATATACTCCCTGGTTATTTTGAAAACATTCCTAACTCTCTCCAGGGAGGTCTTCTCAATGCTTATCGTCCTGTCGCTATGTCTGCCCTTTTCACTGCAACTCTCCCCCCTCTAACTTCTGGTGGCATGGTTTCTGCTTCTTATGTCACTAAAGAAACTTGCCAGAAGAATTTCTTCACCAACAATGGTCTTGTCGCCCAGGGTGTTGGACAATTGCAGGATTGGAATCAGCTTCAACGCACCCCTGGCGCCCATAATGGTAAATACAACGACGGCGCTTATGTGTGGTGGTCTGCTGAGAACAACACCGATCTCGAGTATGTTACCCCTGGGCAAGAACATCAACTCCCCTGCTTGATCATCTCTGGTCAAGCCTCTTCTCAAGGTCTGACCGGCACTCAGCTGGTCGGGCGTCTTCGCGTCAAATGCGTTTACGAAGGTCTCACCTCAAGCTTGCTTTTTAAATTGGCTTGTAATAGAGGCGCTCAAGGATGCATTGATGCTTCCACTCGTATCATTTCATATCACCCACACGCTATGGCGAATGGTGAACACATCGAGTGGTTTAAGAGGGCAGTCTCCAACATTTTCGGAGCTGCTAAAAAGTTTGGATCTTTCGCTTACGATAATCGAGAAACCATCGGCTCCCTTGTTAAAGCTGGTGCTTCTCTTATGTGAGTGCATTCAAACCTCTCTTTTCCCTTCCCACATCGCATTTTCTTGGATGGAGTGGGAAACCTCTGGACTGATTGCAGCTTCTTTACTGAACAGTCCCATGGCCGTCGGGCCTCTCACTAGTCTTCGGACTCAGGATTTTTCCTGGCTACTACTAAAAGGAATTTTAGTCAGGATTCATCCGCGCGGAACTTATTTTATAAGCCAAATCTTGTGTGTACCCAAATTTTTAGATAAATGTTTTGTCATCATTCTTTAATTCGCGAGAACACTCACGCGGGCTTTTGTACTAGAAGATTGTCTTCGACTACAAGAGCCCCACTCGGGATTGCTCCCTTTTTTGGAGCTTTCCCAGCCTTTCCCCCAGTTAAGGTTAAGTAACTGGAGACACTCAATTTCGTAGGCTATGCCTCGGGTTTTTATTGTGTGTCGGTTAGAATTCTCCTCAAGGAAGAAACTTTACAAGTTTCTGATTGTGGTGTTTTCGCCGCCACTTTCAGACTAACTCGTAGAGTCCTTGAATTGAGTTTTAATTAAAATTTAAAAACTCCCCCCTCGGGTTTTTA